GCAGGTGCAGCGAACTCTGACTTATCATAGTTCCAGTACCCATCAACCTTTCTAATCTTTACCTTGAAGTCTGCACCCTTCCATAGATTAAATGGATCAAGTGGAGTCTCGTCAGCAAATGCAGGTTGCATTGCTTCTACTAGCTTATCAAATATCTTCTTACCATAACGGTATAAGAAGACTTTTCCTTCGTTCTCTGGATGTGCAGGGTCACTCACAACATAGATGTTAGAGTAGTAAGAAAGCTTACGCTTCTGTACTCTAGCAGTTGCTTTGTCAGACTCACGTCCACTGTTCCAAAGTTCTCTGTTCAGTTCTCCAACGGGATCATCCTTACCTATAGTAGTAAGAGAGTTCTCGATGTACCACTGACCACCTGGTCCTTTGAAGGAGTGTGACCAAATCTTTGCCCAAGGCATATCCTCTCCGTCTGGAGCAGGAAGGAATCTAATAACAGCATAACCGTTACCAGACTTGTCCAACTCAGGTTTCCAAAGACGCTCATCAGCACCTCCACCACCTTGAGGTTGGTTTAGTTTTTCTATCTCTTGTGTCAGTTTACTAAGAGTGCTACCACCAGAGGCAGCTTTCTTTAGTGAAGCAAATGACATAATCGTATTCTCCGTATTAAGTGTGTGTTTGATTGCTACTGTATAATCGTAGCATACTATTTAGGTTCGGTCAAGCTGAGATTTTTCTGCTTTTCCTAACGTGTCTACCATAGCATCCATGCAGTCCATTAAATCCTTGTAACCAAAAGCTTGAGACAGTGCATCAATTCTCATCAACATATCTGCTGCTTCAACATCGTCTTTAGCAGCAAGTTTTAATCTAAAATAAAAAGTTCTTTGCTTATCAATAAGTACCTTACACTTATCAATATGTTCTAGTCTGTCTTCCTTATCCATAGTAGGAAGAGAATTAGTTACAGCAGCAATTTCATGGTACGTGTCAAAAATATCTTGTAAATTTTCTTGTACTTGTTCTGATTTAAAAAAACTCATAAAGGTAACACTCCTTTAGATGATTGTTTCATGTAATTTAAACGTTGAGCTTCATACTTCAACCTTTCTTTGAGAGGTTTGGAAAGTAACTTAGGTACTGTTTCCAATTCAATCTCTTTCTCTTGACAGTATGTTACTACTGCTTCAATGTAAGTAATAAGACCTTCGCTATCGTGAACTAACCTTTCAATTTCTTGAGAGAATTTAGTAGGAGTTAAAAATTTATCCTCTAATACATTTTCTTTAGGCATTATTTTTTCCCCTAACAAAGTCTTCAATGTAGGATTTGAGTAGTTGTAGATAGTCATCAAGATTGTACTTCTGAAATACTTGTACAGACCCGTCTTCAACCGCAATGAGTGTGACAATTTTCTTTACCTCAATACCTGTGAGTTCTAGGAACATCGCTGCGTATGCAGTCTCTTGAACAAAGTAATGTTCAACCCAATCTTCCTTCTTTTCTTTAGTGGAGGTTTTAAAATCAATTACTGCTAACTCACCATCAAACTCTGCAATACAGTCTACACGACCAGCAAGTCCAAGATAATGTGAGTAAAGGAAAGTTTCTAAACAGTGTATGTTATCAATGCGATCAAGAGTGGTCTTGGCCGACTGAAACATTCTAACAGACAAAGGGTTATTTGCCAAGTAGCTATCAAGATTTAAATTATCTTTAATATAATCCTCAGTGATACTATGAAAGGCAGTACCTCTTTGTGTTGCTCTAGCAGTAATTTGATTAGCCTCATGCTCACCTACTTTCTTTCTCCAACCTGCGAAGAATGCTGCGTTCTTAAACGATGTGATTGAGGTAACGCTCGGATAATATTTATCAGCACCAGGAATTGGGTAAAATCTTACCCCATCCTTGTTAACTGGTTCAACATCTATCGGTACGATAGGATCATTAACGAAGGTAAAACTCATTAGAAACCAAGATTGTATTTTGTGATTAAGTATTGCTTGACTAGACCAGACCTTACGATGTCATCTAGTCCAAACTCTATACAGGTAAAGTCCTTCATCTCCTGAAGGATTTGTATGAAGTCTGATATCTTAGACTTCTCGGATTCTCTGACCAGATCTGTCTGAGTGATGTCACCACAGAACATAATCTTAGAGTCTTCACCTACTCTTGTTATTATACTATCTAATTCATGAAAATTCAAGTTACTGAATTCATCTACAATAATAATAGCATTGTCAAGAGTAGTACCCCTGATAAAAGATGTAGACCAGAAGTCAATTGTTTCTTGCGTTCGTAAGTTATCATATAACATCTCGAATGAATTATCATCAGGCATACCAAACATATACCTCACCATATTCTTATAAGGTATTTGATATAGGTATGACTTATCTTCATGGTCGCCAGGAAGAAAACCAATCTCTCTAGTAGGTACTAGTGACCTTACAATGTATATCTTATCATGAGGTGAATGCTCATCCAATACTTCTTGGAGTGCTAGGTAAAGCATAATGAATGTCTTACCTGTACCAGCAGCACCATGCAACAAGACATTTTTACCTGCCTTATACGCATCAAACGCAAGTGTTTGATTGTCTGTAAGAGGTTTGATCTCAGTCATGTATGACTTATCAATTGGTTTCTTCCTCTTCATCATCTTCTTAGACATGGGTTGTAGTGGTGCAGTACCATTACCGTTACCGTTGGATTTCTTTCTAGCTCTTGGCATTATGTAAAGCGACTCAAGTTTGCAAGTGGATGTGCCTCTTGTACTTTAGACATAACTTCCTTAAATCCATCATCGGATTTAGGTTTGCCATAAGTAGCAGAGGTAGCTTGATTACCAAAGTATCTTTCCAACTCTGGATGTTCTTCTTTAAACTGGTCAAGCTTAGTCATTGACATAGCAAGCTCAGTAATCTCACCTGTTTCCTTATTAATAAAATCGTACGTAGGCATAATTGATAAGTTCTATTGGGTGTGTACATAGTCATGTGCTTCTGCAATGATTGGAAACTGTTCTATAAAGATGTCCCTACATGCTTCTGCAATATCCATGTGTTCCTTTTGAGTTCCATGTGAAGAACGTAAATCTATATAGTGCATCCAAGAACGAATGCTACCACTCATATACAATTTAGTTGGTGTGGCAAGAGGAAGTACAAATCTTGCACACTCCTTTGCGATACCAGCATCAAGCATCTCTTTATATAATTTCATTCCATCAACGAAATGTCTTTGCATTTTAATTTCAAAGTCTTGTTGCATCAATGGATCTATATCATCAATACTATTCTGTCTATTCTTATCATCCTGTCTGCGTAATGCTGGTAGTGGAATCTCTTTAGCAAGCATACTACTGTCAGCATACCTCTGAGAGAACTCTTGGTATGTAAAACTTCTATGCCTTAATATTTGTGCAGCAAGACCTCGTGTAGTCTCAATCTCTAAGGTCATAAATGCTTGCTCAAAGATAGACCAATGCTGATGCTTGATGCAGTACTTAAGTAGTCCAGCTACGTTAGGATTGTCCTGATTCTTAGGGTTAGATACCCTAGCAACATAACCAATAGTTTTCTCTGCGTCAGGTGTCACAGAGATCAAACGGACGTTAGTCATAATCTATTTTAATTGATTTGTGATTAAAAAGTATACGAGACATTAGATATAGACCAAATGCTTTTAGGTATCCTATAGTTGCCAGTCCAAATAGACCAGGCATCAAAGCATTCCATAACAACATTAAGATTAATGGTTTAGTAAAAGTTGCTACTGCTTCTGCTCCACGTTCAATGTCTTTCCTATCCGTAGTAGCCTTTGATTTGTAGACAGTCATGATTTCTTCTTTTTCTTGGGTGCTTTCGCTTGCTTTGGATTGTTCCATACCTTTGGATTGATTCTTCCTTCAGTTTGCTTAAGAAATTTAAAATCTTTTTTGTACTTATCATAGTACTCATTAAAAACTTCTACCGCACTAGATGACATTGTTATGTCATAAGCAATCCTATCCTCCTTAGTATACTCTACAACATAGGTATTATAAGGTAGTTTAGTATCTTTTGCAAGCGTGGGGTCACAATCTTCATGAAGAATGTTCATTATGAACGATTACCCCATTCAATTTGTGGAAATGCTTCTTGTATTACTGCCTTAGTAATACGCTTATACTTTGAGTTTAAGTTACCATCTTTAACAAGACACAATAACTCTGCTTCTTCTGCTGATAAACCTTCTAGCAACTGAACAAACATTGACTCACGTTTGAGTGACTTCAAACTATCTTGACCACCCTTTACGAAACGGTACAGACCCCTTGCTTCTTGTTCTAAACGTGTGTGATCTGTTCCTGCTGGTGCATCATTAGGTGTGTAAGGTACATCACCTTCAGGAATCATAGAGATAACACTCTCATCAAAATTCCAAATTAATAGAGACCTAAGAGCCTGACTATTATTTTCTCTAAGAAGGTTGACCTTCTCTGCTTTAGTTTTTGCATTAGAGACCTTTCTCAAGACCTCACTAATAAGTAACCTAGAGTTACTATTTTCAAGTCCTTTAGCTGGCATAATTAATCCTCATCATCATCGAATTCAGTGTAGTAATCGTTTTCTTTACGAATGTAAAGTAATTCGTCATGAATTATATTACCATTCGTGTCAAACATTTCTGGGTGTATGACTGCTTTAGCATAGGCAGCGTTTTCAACATAGTCTTCAACGTATCCTTTTGCTAGCCAAGAAACAGTTATCCCAAGGATAAATGCCCCTATAACAACTAGTACAACCAGTGCGAGCATCATTGGTTCCATAGTTCTCCGTGCAGTTATTTTTATTTAGAGAGTTTCTTGCGACCTGGTTTTCGATCCAGTTCATATTGCCAGGAATCACTCAGTATACCATGAAGATACTTTCGTAACTTTCTTGCTCTTGGTTTACCTAAGTGTCCGTATGCCTCTCTAAGTTGGCAATGTTCATTGTCTGAACCTCCTTTAATATATTGTTCTAGATCATACACTAAGAGAGCTAACTCTTTT